TGTTAGGGTATCCCACCAAGCATCAAAGGCAGCTTCCTCTTGCCGGCCATCCCTTAGGTGCTGAAGATGTGCCTTTTTTCTGCGTTTTGTTGGGTCTGATGCCACTTGATTACATTTCTAACTGTTTATTATCATCAGTCAATCAGGGAGTTTGTCCACAGCTTCCGGGTCTTGTCATAGCTTAGGAAGCCATACCGGACAGCATAGACCCTAAGCCTTTTAAGTCTGGCCTTGGATGGGTCTAGACCTTGGGCAGTCAGGGCATCAGCCATCAGCTGCTTGCTCTTTAGTGCCTCAAATGCCCTAGGAAGCCTTTTGATGACTTGGCTGACTGTTGATGCCTTCCGTTCCTTCAAAGCCTTCCTAGAGGCAATCAGGCTATCAAGATTGGCCTTCATAGCTTGGCCGTTAACCTTCCACTGCTTAGACCAATGCTGAAGGCTGGCAAAGTGCCTCTTGGGATTACTCTTGGGCATAGAATACCGGCAAAGGGGAAGGGGTTGGGTAAAGGCAGCATCCCCTAGGGGCTAGCGAAGCGTTAAAGCCCCAAAGGGGTAATGCCTTTAAATTACCCTTTAGGGTAATAGGTCTGTGCCGGCCTAGGATTAGGGCTGACTTAGGGGTGGTCATAGGGAGCTATTAAACGATTAGATAAACACTTTTTCTGTTTATCATACATCTTCTGAGGGTGGTGGTGCGTTGTTAATCTCCCACTTGATTTCACCCCTGACCTTGCTGTGCCGGATACGCAGTGACTCAGTGAACATCCCTTGGCCATCCCGCATCCCAGCCCGGCCGCCACGCTTGCCCAGCTTGAAGATGAAGTGGGGCAGCTCTTGGTCTTCCCTACGCAGAATGGCTGTGCTTCTGAACCAATTTGCTAGCTCACTACTGCCGGTGAAATCGTAGGTGGACTGCACATTGCCGTCAGCCTTCTTAGGGGGCTTATTCTGGTGGTGGACTGCGATTAGGGCACACCCTGTCCGCATCAGGCAGGGCTGAAGAATGTGACGCAGGAAGTGGCTGCAAAATTCTTGCTTGGACACATCCCCACCAGCAAATCCCAGCAGGGGGTCGCACACCAATAAATCTGCACTATGGGTCTTAACTAGGTCTTCAATCAGCTGGCCAAAAGCATCACCGGTCTTCACTGCTTCCCGGTAGATGAAGACATTTTCAAATAGCATCTGCCGTTCAGCTGCGGACAGGTGAAGGTCTTTCAGAATGTCCTGCCACTGCTCCCCTAAATCACCCCCATCATTTTCAGATTGCAGCAGGACAATCCGCAAGGGCTTAACCGGCTTGATGCCCCACAGGGCTTTGCCTAGCGACCAATTAACCAGCATTGATGTTACTAGGGTGGACTTCCCGCAGCCGGCCTGAGCTGAAAAGAGTAGGCTGCCACCCTTACACAGCCACCGGTTACCAATCAGGTTGTTAGGGTCATTGTGCCGGTCAAAGGCCATCAGGTCTTCTAAGGCCATCCGCTGTGTGGTTGTCTGGCCTGTGCCGGCTTCCAGCAGGGCTTTGGCTTGGGCTTGGAAGGAAGCTGCCAGCTCACCCGGCTTGAAAGCCCCTGATAGTGCCTTAGCGGTAATGTCCCGGGCTATGTAGATGAGCTGTCTGGCTTGGTGCTTCTCAGCTAGGATACCGATAGCCGGCTTGATGTTAGGGCTAGGGCTGAACAGGGTTGCCGTCAGCTCATTGATGTAGGCCACCCCACCGGCTTGGTCTAGGGCTAGGGTGCTGCGTAGGTGGTTGCACAGGGTCAGCTCATCCGGGGCAAGCCCTTCAGCAATCATCTGCTGACAGGCTGTGTAGATGGTCTGGTGCTTTGGTTCAAAGAAGCTGGCCGGCTGAAGGTTCAGCTCTGTGCAGGTCTTCAGGATGCCGGCAGACTGCCCTGCATCCACTAGGATAGATGCAAGCACAGTCCGTTCAGCATCCAAGTCAGAAGGGGGCAGCTGACTTGGGGCTTTGTGTGTGGTCATTGGGTCTTAGGTGGCCGGCCAAGCTGCCTTGGGGTGGCAGCCGGTCAACCTATGTTTTAGAATTCAGGTGCTTCGTTAGTGTCAACCTGCTGGCCGAAAGGATGAAACTTGGTGACCTTACAGATGGTCTTGGTAGTGCCGTCATTGAAGGTAACATCTTCCTGCACCACAGTCACCTTCAGCCACTTGCCTTCAGCCTTGGCCAGAAAGGTCTTCAGACCTTCAGCAGACCGGACAGGCAAGCCAACCTTGTCACCGGTGGCTGTGCCAACAAAGGCAGCAGCACGCTTCAAAGCACCATCAGTGCTGGCAAAGAAGGTGTCATTGATTTTCTGGCTGTCCTTGGTGGTCATCAGCACCTTGATTTTGGCATCACCCTTCTGGGTGGTGGAAATGTCTTCATCACGGATGCGGCAGACCTTCACCACATAGTCACCGGGTGTCTTGATGGCTGTGAGCTTTGGGCGGTTGTCGTTATTGAATGTCATAGGTAGTTATTGGTTAGTTTCGTTGGTGAAAGGTTTAACAGTCAGGCTGCCATCATTCAGCAGCTGCTGAAGCAGGATGGCGGTTGCCGGGTTGTCTGTGGTGACAAACCCATTGCCGCTGTAAAGGTATTGCTTCCCAAAGGTAATGCCCTTGGTGGTGTCAGTGTTTGCAGGTGGGTTAGGGCAGTGAAAGAAGTAGGCCGGCTGCTTGTTGTCACCCTTTGGCTGGATGATTTCAGCCACCCAGATTTTGCGTTTGGTGTCCATCAGGCAAAGGTGATAGCGTCCACTTCGTCCTTGGACTTATAAGGTTCAAGGATGGTGATTTGCTTTGGGTAGGCCGGCCAGCTGTTGAAGGCAGTGCAAGCCTTGAAGCTTTCAAAGGTCTGCATCACTTGTGCCATCCCTTCGGCCAGCAGCTCACCACTGATTTCATAGACCCCGGTTGCGTTAGGGGTGGCCTTCTCTACGCACACCATCCGGAAACCCTTAGCCCGGATGCCAAAGACCTGCTTGAACAGAAGGCAATAATAGGCGGCCTGATACTGATAGCCCCACTTATAGACTGAGCTGCGGACTGTGTAGCTGCTCAAACGCTTCTCAAAAGTTTTCAGGTCATAAATCCAACCATCTTCAGAAATCAAATCCAGCTGACCCTTCAGGGCAATGCCGTCATAGGTGCAGGTTAGGGACAGCTCTTGTGCCACCGGCTTGACCCCCCAATGTTTCATTTCAGCGGACAGGGCTAGTCCCATCTTCAGGGCAGCTTCCTGTTCATCAGCATCAACAATGGTCTTACCCTTGGCCTGTTCATTGAAGTTATCCCACCAAGCAATTGCCTCAAGCGTTTCAGCCTTGGGCTTCTTAGCGTTACGCTGCTTGTCAGTAGGCTTCTTAGGGGCATCTTCAGGGACAGTAATTAGCTGGGTGCTGAACAGCTCCGGTTCAAGGGTGGCCAGATGCACTAGCGTTCCCATCCGCAGGGCTGCGGTTTCCTTCCGGGGACTGTTAAGGTAGTCTTTGAAATGGAAGGGTGAAACCAATAGGAGCTTGCCGGCAGATTGGTTCAGGCCGGGGCAAGCATCATAGTCAGCCCTAGTCCAATTAGCAGTGGGCAGTGCGTTAATCATTTCTTTAGTTATCATTGGTGGGGGTGGGTTTGGATTTGGTGGGTTTGCAGAAAGGGAAATCAATGAAGCCGGTGTTGGCCAGCTGGCAGAATAGGGCAGCATCCGTCTTGGTGTCGAACCTAAGCAGCATACCATCCCAAGAGAGGAAGCCGGGGCTGTGCTTGAACATCCCACCGGTTACCAAGATGAAGTGCTTGGTGCTGCCGTTGCTGTCCCGGCCTTCTTCAGTCTTGTAGGTTGGGTTAGCCATTGGGGTATTTCTTCCGGTAGGCTGCGGCCTGACGCTCTAGGGCATCAACCCGGTTACGCAGCTCCCTGTTATCCCAATCAAGCTGACGGCAGATGCTGGCCATTTCTTTCTGCCGGCCAAGTAGGTCAGCCATAATGTCTAGGATTTGACGCAGCTTAGACTCAGGCTGTCTTTCCATTGGGTCTGGTGTATTATCAACCATTTCGGTTTTTGGTGAAGTGGTTGATGTTCAATGGTTGGTTGGAAAAGCAGGCTTTTAGGATGGCTTCCACAGATGCAAGGCGGGACTTAAGTTTTTCAAAGTCCTGCCAACTTACATAGTCACCAGCTGGGGCATTTTGCTTATCATCTTTAGCTTCCAAGTAATTGTCATAGGGAACAGGATGATAGGTGTAACGCTTAGGGTCTTTCATTTCTTTGTCAGGGTGCGGATGGTCTTAATCAGGTTGTCAGCAGCAGTCCTTTCTTCCCGGGAATAAAAGAAAGCCCGGTCAGCAAGGATAGCCAAGGCACAGGCAGCGTCTTTCCACACAGCCAATTCAGCTTGGGTGTCTTGATGCTGCTTGGCCTGTGCTTCCAAGGCAGCGTCAGCCAGCTTGATTGGGATAAGGTTACCCATTGTTAACTGCCTCAATAAAGGCTTGGGTCATCTTAGGGTTGCCGGTCAGCATAGTCACCTTGTCTTCAGGGAGGAATTCCAGCAGCTCACCTTCAGCCAGCCAACCCTTCTTCCAAAGGATAGCTTCAGCTGCCTTCAGCTGTGCAACAGTGGTAATGCCAATGCCTTCCCACCACTTGCCAGCAGAAGCGTCAGGCTGGGGCTTCTGGATAGGCTTAAAGGGCTTAGGATAGGCAGGGGCTTGGTAGCTCTTGCCGGTGGCTGTGTTGCCGTCATCATCAGTGGTGTCTGTGTCAGCACTGATGCCGGTAATGGTGCTGATGGCATAGCGTCTAAGATAAGTGGTGATGCTACCCAGCTGCTGAAGGTTAGTGCCTTCAGACTTCACAGCCAATTCACCAAAGTCAAACCGGTGGCCGGATGCGTGCAGCACTTCAGTCTTCAGGGCAATCCGGGTTTCAGTGGTGTAAGGGGTCTGAAGGATGGTTAGGCCATATTTCAGAAAGACCGGTTTAACTTCAGCCAAAAGGTCACTTAGCCCAAAATACTTGGACTTGAAATGTGGGTTAAACTTTTCAGCTGCCACGTTAGAACAATGGTTCACGGCCAGAACCAAGGCTTCATTAGGGGTGAGCTGCTTGGCAGCTTCACTGATGCCTTCAAAGGCTGTGGTGGTGGAAGGCAACAGCTGTTGGCTGGCCGGCTGGTTTTCGTTTTGGTCTTTGGTTTTTTTCATTGGTGTTAGGGGAAAGGTGAGCCACAGGCCGGACTTGAACCGGCAGCCACCTGTTTACAAAACAGGTGCACAACCATTGTGCTACTGTGGCAGTCGGGTGTTCAGGACTTCTTTTCAGTCTTCTCAGTGATGGACAGGAAAGCAGCAAGGCTTTCAACATTGTTCAGGTTAACACGCTTGGTCTGGCCGGCAGTGCCTGTGCCCAAATTCCAAAGGGGCTGACCCTTGTGGATGATGGGCTTGAGCTTCCGGGCAACAGTGCCACAGGGAAGGATGACATACTGTGTGTTTCCAATCGGTTTGATTTCCATAGGTTTGGTGAGGGTTAAGGTTGCGTGGTAAAGGCATAGTCCAACAGCAGCAGGGCATCTGCCGTTGCCAGCGTCAGGTTATCAAGCCCGGGATACCTGCGTGAAGCTTCTGCCTTCAATGCGGACTTCCACCGGCTTTGGGTCAGGCTGCCCTTGGCAATCCCAAGCCGGCTTTGCCAGACCTGTGGGGCAACCAAGATAACCCGGTGCTGCCGGCCAGCAGCCCAACCTTCCAGCCATCCGCAGGACTTGCCTAGCTTAAAGGCAGCACTGCTTGGGATTAGCCGGCCGACAAAGGGAGGGACTTTCTCAATGAAGACCACAGCCCCAAATGGGATGAGCTGTGCCAGCTCAGCCGGGTCAGCAGGTATCTTGTGCAGCTTGATGTTAAGCTTCCCATCTGTCAGGGTTGCTACGGCCACACCACCGGAAGCACCGGGGTCAATGGCAGCAACGGCAGGGAAGTTATCTAGAAGGCTAATTTTCAAGGGAAGGATTATCTAAGCAGCTTGGATTTACGCTGGGTAATGGCAGGGCAACGCTCTATGTCAAATCCCCTTTTCCGGTATCCACTGAAGCCAAGATTATGGATGGCATAAAGGTCAACCAGCGTAGCCGGCCGGCCTGTGACTTCCTTAAACCGGGCTGCATTGATAGACAGCCAGCTGTGCAGGTAGTCCCTAGCCACTGCCCCATCAAGGGCTTTGTGATAAGGGTAGGCCGGCAGACCCTGCTTGATACGCCAAGCGGATGTGTCCTGCCAAGCTGCGTAGTGAAACTGTGCCAGCCCAAGCCCAGCACCTTTGTCACCCCGGGCTGAAGGGTTGCCACTGCTTTCAATGGTAATGACCTTATCAAGCATAGCTTGGGTAATGGTGGCTTTGGTCACGCTGCACATCAGCAATAGTGGTAGCACAAAGTTTCTCATTTGCGGACAGGCATTGAATAGCCCTTCTGCACTTCGCCATCTTCCCAAGTCAGCCGGTAGCTCAGGGCGAGAAAGCCACCATAGGCAATGTGTGCATCAAGCCAGACTTCTTTGATGAAGGGCAGGGACTTCAGGTGCTGTTCCTCATCAGCCAGCATAGCCTTGGCTTTCTTAAGCACACCCTTTTCTGTTAGGTCACCTTGCAGCAGCCGGTCATTCAGATAATAGAATTCCTGAAGCACATTGTGCAGGGTGAAGGTAGCTAGGTCTTTGCTCACTTGGGGTGGGGGTGGGTTGTAATTCATAGGGTTGTCAAAGGTTAGGGGTGGGCAAGCCTTCTCACTTATCCCACCGGATGCAGACAAGGTGGGGGTGACGCATAGACCCTGAAGGGGTGAGCTGCTGGCAAGCTACTTCGGCCGTCTTGCCGATGTAGTTACCGGGGTTATCATACAGGTCTAGACGCAGGGCATCATCTAAGCCTGACCCTACGGCAACCATAGTGCCTTGGTGGTTAACCAGCATAGCACCGGCAGCACCATCATAGCGGCCTTTGCCGGGGGTGAAGCCAATAATGGTGCAGTCATAGGTTTCAGAATTCTTCAGCTTCAGCCAAGCCTTAGTCCGCTTGCCGGCAGCGTAGGTGCTGTGAATGTTCTTAAGCATCACACCTTCCCAGCCTAAACCGATGGCCGTATCAAGCAAAGCTTCAGGGTCAATGGCTTCACCATCGGTAACTTCAAAGACCGGGACTAGCAGGACACCATCAGCAGCCAAGTCATCTTGGCCGGCCTTGGTGAACAGGTCACACAGCATTTCCCTTCTGGCAAAGTAGGGGATAGCTTCAGCTTCAATGTGGTCTTCAATGGCCGGCACATCAAAGACAGCCAGCCTTGCCAGCTCAGCTTCACCGGTCTTCTTCATCAGCTCACCTACCCCGGTGAAGAAGTCACCTTGGGCAAGGGCTTCACAGTCTAGGCAGAAGGTCTTACCAACCTGCTTGCCAAGACGCAGCAGGGCAGGGGTCAGCTTGCCTAGGCTGGTGATGGCATTGCCGTTCCGGGTTTCATAGGTGACCCAGCCTTGGCTGGGGTTGATGGTGACAATGACCCGGATGCCATCCAGCTTGGGTTCAACAGCCCACACAGTGCCGGGCTTGAAGTCACCGGTGCAGCTGCTGGCCAGCATTGGCTTGATAGGTAGCATAGGGATTACTTCCGTTTGCTGGTGAACAGGGAACACAGGCTGACCCCAAGGATGACCGGGATGAGGATAGTGAGGAAGAAAAGGGCAATGCCGTAGCAGCCCTGTTCATAGTCAGCCGGGGTAAGGGGCTTGTCATAGGAAGCCCGGTGGTTAGCCGGGGTGGTGGTGTGTGCTTTCATAGTGCGGATGGTCATAGGGAAATTACTTGGTCACCCGGTGGCCGTAGGTTTGATGTTCCAAACGGCACTGCCATTCAAGGCTAGCTAGCATCTGGTTAACTACCTTCCGCTTCAGGGCATTGGGCTTCTGGCCAAGGCTGTTCAGCCAGAAGATAGCCCGGTGCTTGGTGGCAGGAAGCACCCCCGGCAGGGCAAGGGCTTCAGTGATGGTGTGGGTTTTCATAGGTTGGGTGGTCATAGGGAAATTACTTGGTCACCGGGGCTACGCTGGAAAGGAATTTCTTAATGCCGGCCAGCGTGGACTCAGACCCGGACTGCTGGCCACCACCATTGTCAGTGGCAAAGCCGGGCTTAAGATTGATGAAGTAAGTCTTACGGCCAAAGTCTGACTCAATAAGGATTTCAGAAACGGCAGGATTAGACTTAAGGATTTGCAGGGTAGTCATAGGGCGGGTGGTCATAGGTGATAAATTGGATGGTCAGGGCAGGGTTGTCAAAGCGTTTTGATTGGCCGGCAGGGTTAGGCTTCAAGGCTAACAGCGTAAGTTAGGCTGTCCTGATGGTTGACCTTGGCAGAAGCTTTCCGGCTGGCAAACAGGGCAGACCCAATCTGGTTGCCGTCAGCATCCTTAATCTGGGTTATCCATAACCGGCTGGTGGCATCCCACCAAGTTTCAATCCGGTGGCTGGCTGTGTTGTTTGTCATAGCTAGGTTGGCCTAGGAAGCGTTTTGATTGGCCGGCAGGGTTAGGACTGCACCCGGGCTTCAATGTCATCCCACACAGCAGCGTTGGCTTTGTTCCTGCGACCGGTGGCAGAAGTAGCCTTGGCCACATAGCCGGCTTGCTTCCAAGACAAGGGGTAACGCACTACCTGTTCAGCAAGGGACTTGTGAAACTCACTGCCCTTGGCCATAAGGATAGCCACCACATCAGCAAAACGCTCAGTCCGTTCAGCAATCTTGGCATCTTCAGCATCCTTTAAAGCTTTGTATTCAGCAGCCCAAGCCTGACGCTTGGCATCCCGGGCTGCAATTTCCTCAGTGGTCTTCCGGTAGCGGATGCTGTCAGCATCAACCCCAATCTTCTCAGCACAGTCACTTCCAATAAAACGCTTCCGGCCGTCTTCATCCCGGATGACAATGTGGTGGATGATGCCCATACCACATTGGGAACAGCTGCCACAGCCTTCAGGCAAAGCACTGACAAGGTTGTTATAGGCTGCCGGGTTATGTTCAGCCAAGGAAGCTGAAGGGATGCTGAAGAAGCCAATGACCTGAGCGTTACGGATGGATTTCATAAGCGTTTTATCTGGGTGGTGTTTGGTGGAACATCAGCAGACTAGGCCGGCCAACCCCTATCCGTCAAACCATTTACACAGGGGGTGGGTATTATAACCGCAGGGGGGTATTTATAACGCCTTAGCCCCCTGTTTCCGCAGGGTTTGCCGGGCTTCCTGCCGTTTCCGTAGCCATAGCAGCTTAGTCAGCCGGCCGGCCAAGGGCTTAGCCTTAGCCTTCCTTGCCGTTTTAAGCAGGGCTTCTAGGTCAGGGGTGGTAAGTCTAGGGGTAAACTTCATACCGGCCTAGGAAGCCAAGCCAGACCCCAGCAATCAAGCCTTACTTCCCGCCCCGGCCTAGGGTCATCTTCCAACCCAAAGCCCCGGCAATCATACAGCACCCAACCCCTAGGGCTAGGCTTACATCCCGGCAGGTCAGCAGGGCTTGTGTGGCACTGTTCAAATTCCTTTCCAAATTCTTGTCATCAGCCACAAAGGTCTGACCGGGTATGTCCGTTATAATCAGTGCCATCACATTGGCTGACCGGATGCTGGTAAGGATGAAGTCAGCTGTAAGGTAAACAGTGATAGCACACAGGCCGGCAATCAGGATGCAGCCAATGACAGCCAGCAGAAGATTGGCCGGGTGCATCCCATAGGGCTTGGCTTCTGCGTCAGACATTACCGGGCTTTCTTCTTTTTCTTAGGTTGCTTGGTGGCTTTGCTCAATCCCCTTTGTGCTTCCTGCACCTTGCCCTTCATCTTTGCTTCAAGGAATTTCAAACCATAGTTTAAGATTTCCGGGCTGGCAAAGCCGGCAATGCCACAGATGCAGACCCGGAGATTTTCAGACTGCACATAGTCCCGGGCTGCAAAGTTTACGAAGTAGGCAGTGACCATAGCTGCCACCCCTGACCTGACTAGGTAGCCCCAGCTAGGCCGGTCTGTTGACAAGAGCTGTCTGGCAACCATTGCAGACCCACCTAGTGCAGCGGAAATAACTCCCTGCTTCAAGGCTTCTTCAGAAGTAACTGCATCAAATGCCGGGGCTGCTGCCATTGTCTATGTCTGTTACCTTTGCAGTTTCAGTCACATTAGCCGGCACAGGCTTAATCCATCGGTAGGTCTTCACCCCCATTGCAAGCAGGGCTTGCAAGGCAGCAACGGAAAGTGTCACCCCGATTATCCAAGGGAAGTAATTGCTTTCAATGACCCAAGGCAAAGCAGCAGTCATAGCACCACCGGCAACCACCAACCCGGCAGACAGCTTGCTGACCCCAACCCAATGGCCGAAGGCCACCAGCAGGACACCAAGGGCAATCATCCCAGCCCCTAGGCCGGTCAGGATAAGCAGACCCTTTTCCTTCCGGGCTGCTTCCAGCTCAAGGTGCTTGTCATCACACTGCTTCTTCAGGGCAGCAATCTCAGTCTGGGACTTCTTCTGCTCAGCTTCCATCTTCGCCCACAGGCTATCAAGGTCAGCCTTCATCTTCTGGCCGTAGGCTACGGCATCCGCATAAGCCTTGGGGTCACCGGCCATCCGCTGTCTGGCAAAGGCTAGGTCACCCGGCTGGGGGTCAGGCAGATAGGCAGCTGCCACTGACAGTTCTGCTTCAACCTTGTCAGGCTTGCCGGCAGTGTTGGCTTCCCTTGCCGTCTGGACAGCAGCAGCCACCCGGCTATCAGCTTTGTCCAGCTTAGCACCCAGCACTTCAGCAGTCTGGGGCTGAGCTTCCGGCAGCGGGTCAGTCTTAACTTCAGGCCGGCAGGATTGAAACAAGGCCAGCACTGCAACCAATGCCAGACGCATTGGCTTACTTCTTCAGGGTGTCCAACGCAGCCTTAGCCTTCTGCTCGGTGGCCTGAAGCTTGGCAGTGTTGTTCCGATAAATCAGGATGCCGGTAGCAGCACCAAGGATGTAGCAGGTGACGGATGAAATAATCAGAAGCATAGGTGTATTAGGTAAGCTTGGAATTTAGCAAGGTCTGCAATGCAGTTTGTGTGCTGGCATAATAAATTGTTACTTCGTCAATGTGGGTAAGGGTGTGACCGGCTAAAACCTTACCTATGACAGTGGCTTTATTATCATAAATAAAACCAATGAAACAATCTGTGGCCGCTGTATATGTGTTCATAATTAGATTATAGAAAAGGCAGACTCACCAGATGAGTCCACTACTCTAATCCTAAAGGCGTGGGCTGTGTTTGTGGACATACCTGTAAAATAAACAGTGTTACCAGAATGAACAGCTGAAGCATTAAAAGCACCTGTAGTGGTGTTAACTATACCCCAATTACCTACCCCAATGTTCACAATCATTCTTGGAATTGTCGTGCCCCAGCCAAAGCCCATTGCTGCATTTGCCCTATCAATGGAAATCACTTCTGAGGCAATAATGTTTGCCTTGATTTTATTTGGTTCAGCTACTGCCCTAGTGACAAAGAAGGTGGTGGCAATTTCCTGATTATTTGAAGTGGCAAGCTGTGATGGGGCTAGTGGATAGCCTGTGAAACTTGGGCTGGCTAGGTTTGCCTTTAGTGCCAAGGCAGTGTCAACCTGTGCAATGCTATAAACGCTAAGATTTGTCCGGGCTGTGGTAGTGCTTGCTAAGTCTGAAAAATTATTAGCCTGACGCAGATAACGGCCATCAGCTGTGGCCTGCGTCAAAGGCGTTTCAAGTGGTGAAATACTTAAAGCACCTTCATCAATGACAGCTGACTTAAGGGTGCAGGGGATTTGAAGAATTGTCTGCCTAATATTACCATCAGAAATTTCCACTTCCAATGTGGTTTCAATGCTTTCAGCACCATCTAGGTAGCTGATGGCATTGGCAGTGTTCAGGTCAAGGTCACCTTGAAAGCCGGCAAATGAAAGCAAGCCGGAGCTATTAGCTGTAAGGCCACTAGTGTCAGGCTGGACTGTAACGGCAATGTCATAGGCAAAAGCCCCAACCTGCTGCACTGTCACCTTGTCGGCCAATGCGTTAATGCTAAGGGCATTTTGCACATCAAGTCCGGTGCTGCCTACGGCAATGGAAGCTGTGCTTACATCAGTCCCGGTAAGGGCATTGAAGGCTAAGTTGAATGTGCCGGACTTGGGGTCAGGGCTGATGGCCAGCCTATAGACAGCCCGGCTGCCATCCCAAGCTGATAGGGTGGTTATGCTGGCTGTGCTGGCAGACAAAGCACTGAAGCTTGTGGCCAAGGCAGCGACATTCTGCTGAAGGTGAACAAGGACAATTTCAGGCTTTGTGGCATCACCTTCCTGCAAAACCGAAATCCCAACACTGCTAAGCGGAATAAGTGCAGAAGCATCACCGGTGAAAAGCCCCCTACTGCCATTGGTAACAAATTTGATAACGTAGTTATCTCCAATCTTGGAAACTGTTACATCACCAGCAGCATCAATGGAAGCAAGCTGGTTAAGCTTTGTTTCCATAAAGGCAGCAGTGGTGTTGTAATCCATCACATTGGTTGTGTTACCACCAAAGGTCAGGGTGAAGTGGCCGGATGTAGGGCTGGCATCAATCTTGCCAACAGCAACCCGGATGCCGGGTGTGCCTAGGCCGGCCACTTCCTGCCGGGGATATGTGCCTAGGCCGGTTTCCTCAATAAAGAAAACCTGAAGCTTGGCTAGGTCACCCAGATAAAAGCTAGGGTTGCTGACCGGGCTGGTGCTGGAAAAGGTAGGATAGGCTAGCCCGGACTTAACATCAATGAACAGCTTATGTGTGGTAGGTAATGGCATCGGCTTCTATTAATGCAATTTGGTCAAGCGTTGGCATCAGGGCTAACATCTGTCAGGACTACCTCACCCCAAGCCACCCATAAATCTTCTGCCCCATAAGCACTGTAGGTAAGGGTTGGCATTGGTGAAGGGTTAGTGCCTTCCAAACTATTGATGAAATCCTGCTGGGTGACTGTGTAGGTCAAAGCCACCTGTGTAATGCTTGGGGTAGTAACAACATAATTGTAACCACCAGCACCATCGGAAACCCAGCTGCCGGTTGACTCTAGCTTTTCAAGGTAACCTGTATAGGTCTTGCCAACAAAGACCGGATGTGGGCTGAAAATGAATTGGTTGATTACCCTAGTAACGGCCGGCAAGGTGGGTGGGGTTGAAGGTGGGGATGTTCCCGGTGGGTCTGAGGCATAGCCATTAAACCCTGAAATGTAGCTCATTGCCGGGCTAGGGGTGTAGGTTAACTGCCACCGGCCGAAGATACCACCAGCAGAAAGCAGCTCACCACCGGCTTGGATTGGGGCTGGCAATCTGTAAGCAGTGGTTGCTGTGCTGGCCGGGAAAAGGTTTTGGGATGCAGTCCCAATGAAACTGTTAACTGCAAAGTAATTACTTACATTACTATAAGCGTCTTCATCATAGACCAAGGCTGCACCACTTTCAGGGATAACATTGTGAAGGTGCTGCCAATAATACCTGAAGCCTTGATTATCCCCGGTTGAAGGTGTGTAGAGTTTCCAAGTCCGGATGCCACTAACTTCTTCTTCATTGGGTTTACCTGTGCCCCCTGTGTGCCGGTTGGACTTTACATAAACCAGCCCATTAAACTGAACCACACTTGGCTGGCCGGCTGCGTCAGTCCACTTGGGCGGGACTGTGCTGCTGGAAGGATAGAAGCCAGCTGGGTAAATGTCAGACATTGAACCAATAAAAGAAAGCAGCACTAGCACCATAAGCCTGACGGCCAACAATCAAGCTGCTGGAAATTACTTGGTTAATGGTCAGGCTGTTTCCTGTCTTGGTGACTGTTGCAATGGTGAAGTGACCTGTGGTGCTGGTGTCTGCCGGCACTGAGCTGGCAAATTCAATGACAGCTGTGGTTGGGAATACCTGACCACTTGACCGGGTAACCTTTACATAGATGAAGCCGGTGCTGCCAATTGCCAGCTTAGGCCGGGTAATTGCATCAAGGTAGGTAGTGGAAATCTTGGGCATCACCCCATTTACTGTCCCCGGCCAGACGCTTACTGCCGGGCTTCCGTTGTTCGGGTTGCTGTAAACTTCAAGCGGATGCCGTCTGCGTCCCGGCTGGTCAACCTGCAAGCTGAAGCCTTTGCTGTCACCTTGATAGGTATAGCCAACACCCTGCTGAATTTTATAGCTCATCAGTTATGAGTTTCAAAAATCAGATTATTCCAGCCACCTGTGGCAACCCGGAAGGTGTAACGCACCTTATAGACATTGGCAAACTGTTCATAATTTACAGCAGTTACCAAGGCAAACCTTGTGTGATAGCTGCTGATAGCTGCTAAGACAGGTGGAAGGACAATGTTTTCCTGACCTGCAATGGTGTTGAATGTCTTACCAATCATCTTCTGATTGTCTAAAAGGATAGCTTTACTGTTGGTGTAATAGCTGCCGGTAAATTGAAGGTCAGGTGATTGGAATGATTTAACACCAACCAAAGCGTATTTGATAGCATCCGCATTGGACTCCGGGAAAGACTGTGATGCCTCATCCCAGCCAAGGTCTTTCAATGGCAGCCCGGTATTGCCGGCCTTACCCTGATAAAACTTAGGGTGGGTTTGGATAGGCTGTGTGCCTAGGGCAATGTCACCTGTAATCTGAACCTTGGTGATGTTGCCTGAAGAAAGCCCAACATACTCAGAAGTTATTGTGGCAATGTCGCTTTCATTGATGACATAGGAAGACCGGTGGCAAAGCAGCCGGCCATCTTTAGGGTGAGCTTCATTCTCCTTAGGCTTCTTTGACTCAGCAATTGAGGCATCACACTTGAAGGTTAGCCGGGAAGTCAGCAAACCAAAGCCATCACTTTCAATGACCCAGCCCGGTTGAAGCTGTAGTGATGTTAGCTTATTTCCTTTTGAAACAGGTGGCATAGGTTAGGCAATGAAGGTTGTTTGATTAGGGTCTTTAGTAAAGTCCACACCCGGCCGTTTGTTTTCATTGAAGACATTGTTAAGCTTCTCCATTTCCAGCAAAATCCTTTGTTCAACATTCAGGCTTTCCTTCTGGTAATCCATTACAGGTGGTGATGTTCCCGGGGTGAATTCACCGGCAATAGCACCACCAATTTCCCGAAGGCTGGACACAGTTAGCTTGTTAGACTTTTCAGCTTTCTTTGCAGCTTCCTTGGCTGTGTCAGCATTGGCCTTGGCTTCTGCGTCTAGAAGCTCACCAAGGTCTTTCCTGCGTTTCTTAAGGGCTTCAGCATCATCCTTATTGCTGGCAGCTGTGTCAGCATCCATCTGCTGTTGAACAATCTTTAATGCTTCTTCATTAAGCTTAGCCATTTCAAGATTATGCAATTCATCAGCAGCAGCTTGACCTGCAATAGATGCACCCCTTTTCTTTTCTTCATTCCTTTTCTTGATTAAATCCAGCATTTCCTGCTGTGCTATTTTGTCCATTGCAGCTGCTTCTGGGCTAAGGCTGCTGACACCGGATGCCCCACCTGATGCAAACCTTGCAGCTTTATCAGCTCTTACTCTTGCCCTTTCCAAGATTTCAGCAGCTCCGGCATCATTGCTGCTAAAGAAAACCTTAGCTGCTTCCTCTTTGGCAATGGCAGCTGCTTCCCTGTTGGCTTTCTGTTTAGCTTTTTTCTTACTATCTTCCAGCAGCTGCACTTCTTCTGGAGTAATACCGGGGTCTTCACCATACCCACTGATTACAGACTGTGCCTTTAAAAGAACAGGGATAAGGTCAGCTGCGTTGCTACCTAGCATAACAGTAGCCAATGAAAGCTGTTCAGTGTTGCTGGTGGCACTGCCTAGGGTCTTAGCCATAGCTTCAATAACCTGTGTAGGCTTGAGAAGGCCGGAAGCAATCTGCTCAGCTGAGAAGCCCAAAGCTTTCAGCATCCGTTCCTGTTCACTTCCTACCACTGTGGCTTGCTCAATAATGCCGGTGACTTCTTTAAACAATTTACCAACCTTGTTAATGGAAATGCCTGAAGCATCAGCTGCGTTTTGAAGTCTTAGGAATTCATCCGCATTAACTCCAATGTCAGCAGCCTTATCCCCAATCCCGGAATAAGCTTCAATGGCTTCCTGCACCTTCTTCTTCTGGGCTTCAATGGCATCAGTAACAAAACCAATGGCAGATTGCACTAGGGCAAGTGGGGCTGCAAAGGAAAGGAAACCTTTGGCTAGGTCTGCTCCTAAATTCTTAATCTTCTTCTGCACTGTTTCAACAGCTTTAGAAGCTTGGTCTTTTGCTGAAATTGTGAATTCAAGTCCGTCTGCCATAGTTATTGTGGGTCTTTAGTTTTGCCATTAAGTCAATCAGGCTGGCTTCTGGCTAGCTGCTTCAGCCTTAAGCCGGTCAATCAGGTCTTCATCATCCGTTGTCAGCAGCTCAAGCTTAGCCCCGGCCTGAATGTTGAAGGCTGTGGATAGCCAGATGGCTTTGGCTTCCGGCATAGTCAGGGCAGCTTCATAGCTGATGCCGTTACGGATTAGGGTAGCCAAGATGCACAGCTGCCAAGGCATCTGCTCAGCTGAAGACCCTGCTTCTTTCTTTTGATAAAATTTAGGATAGGTGTCTGGCTGATTGACATAGCGGACAAAGCTAAGGGAAGCCTGTGCAAACAATTCTTTAGATAGGGTCATCCGTAGGCCAAGCCACCTATCCCATAGGCTAAAGCTGTCCAAGCTCTCACCCGCACAAATCTTCAGGGCAATCAGCAGGTCAGCCGGGCTAAGCTCTTGGTCAGCCTGAAGGTAAGGGCTGGCAATACCTTCTAAGAAAATCCGGTGCTTCAGGCTGAAAGGCTTAAGCTTCTTCCCTAGGATGATAGTCCTAGCCGGGGTTAAGAAGGCATTAAAAAAACGCTGGTCAGCCATTATGCTAACCAGCGTCTATTTATTGGGAAGACTGTCAACCCGGGTTAGGTGGTGATGTTTTCAAAGTCAACCGCAGTAACGCTGATACGCATAAAGCCCTTAGCTTCCCCACGCTCCTCAATCTGGGTGATGTGGCCACCGGTAAAGGCAACCCCATTACCGGTGAAGGTAAGGGCATCACCAATAGCACCACTATAGGTTGAAGGCACAAGACCTTCAACAGTCAGGTTAACACGCTTGTCAGAATAACGGACAGCAATGACTTCACCCACAGAGTTAACCACTTCATCAGCATTAGCCCAAGAGCTGCTGACTGTGTAGCTCTGGACAGTCAAGCCGGTGACTGTGCCATTAATGCCGTAGATGTGGGCTGTTCCTTTGGTAGTGGTGGACACGGATTTGGTAGGTTAAATTTTAAAGTGTTATGCTTTAACTATGCACCCCAAGTCAAACGACAGGCTAGGCTTCAGGCCGGGGCTAGCACCATTAAAACATCATATTCAATGCTAGTGGTAAGGGCACGCTCAGCCGGCTGATAGTTAAGACTGTTAAAGGTTGTATCATAGCAGGTGGCATCCCCGGTAGCTACAAAGGCTGCCTTGATGGTCGCTAAGCTGTCCATCAGGCCGGTGACTTCCTGAGTAGCGTTTCTATGGGTAGTTTCAGTTTCATCATCAATGTTGTTAACCACCCCAATAGTTACCTTACACAAATAGTTTCCAAGACCCTGTGCAATGTCCGGGGCTGGTTGGGCTGACTCACAGCTAACCACAATGCTTGGAAGCAGCAGCTCACCTGTTTCTTCACCCCGGTAGATTTGGTAAGCAGCCAAGGCAGGTTCAGCCTTAAGCACATTTGAAATAGCTGTTTCAACAATGTTTAATGGGGACTTGGAAGCCATAGGTTATTTAGGTGATTGATTATTGTTAGCCTTGTTAAAGGCAATACGCATAAAGTGTCTTAGTCTTTTGGTCATCTTCCCAGCCCGGACAGCCATCACTTCCCGCTTTGTGCCGGCCAGATAGCCTACACCAAATATGTTGGCTAGGTCATTCCGCACAGTCATCATCACATTGTTTGTGCCAGCACCACCATAGATGTTAAGCCCAACCCCTCCGTGTCCGGCTTTGTGTCTGGTAATCCAAGATGGTAGCTTGCGTAGGCCAAAGGATTTAGGCATCCCATTAATCATAGGTTTTCCAATTTTATTGATAGCGGTAACCCAGCCAGCCTTCATCCAACCAACCCTTAGCTGCCTACGCTTTGTGTAGGACTTTATAAGACTAAGCTCAGCAAAGGCTGGTGGTTCACCCCTAAGGTTTCCTTTGCTATTCTTGCGGATGCGTCCCTTGTAAAGCTTTCGCAAACGATTATGCCGGGCTTCCAAGGCACTGTCATTTTCTATGACATTGATGCGTCTGCCGTTCCAATTCTTAAACAGACTGCTAGCCCTTTTGAAAGCCCTTTCAGTGTCTGTGTCTAACCAGATTTTACTGATGATGCCGGAAGTTTTAGGTGGTTTGCCAGACCTCCACTTTTCAAATTTCTGCCTAGCATTTCTTTTTGAGTTAATAGCAACACCTAGGCTTTTGCTATCTTCTGAAACAGTAAGCCCAATGTCATTGGCCACAGCCCAATTTCCCCAAGTTAAAGCAATCTTCTTATCACCTTTGCCACCACTTATCCCATCTAAAGGGGGACTGTATTTGATAGCTTCCCGGCAGGTCAAAGCACCTTCCTCTTTAACTAGGTCAATAGACAGCTGCTTGGTGTAAGCACCAAAGTCTTTATAGGCTGTAACCAGCTTATCTGCTAAAGCCCGGTTAACTCTAATGTTGATGTCAGCCATTAACGCTGGTCAGCATCCTGACAGCTGAGCTGCACCCAAGCACTGCCGGGTTTGGTTGTCTTTGAAACAATCCGATAGACCCGGCCAGCCCAAGTGACCTTCTTACCAATGGCCATAAAGGAAGCAGCTGCTAGGACGGCAGATGTAGCCGGCAGCTTGATAACTGTATCAATCTTATCCATCACCCCACCCAGCTCAAATGATGGGCTAAGGGTAGCATCAGAAATCATACAGTCATAGTTAACCGCATTGATGGTCACAGTCTGGCCGGCTTCAGCAGACATAGCTTGAGCATCGGCCAGCTTCATAGCTGCAAAGGAAGCATCCATTATAGATGCAACGCCTGACAAATAGACCTAGCCGGCAATGGGGCTAGGATGCCCTAGGAAGCCTTTGGGCTAGCCGGCCTATGTCCTGCCTAGGGCAGACACAGAAAGACCCCACTAGGGTCTGCCTAGTGGGGTCTGGTGTTGCACCTTAACCTTTGACTACCTTGCCGGTGGGCATCTTCACAGCTTGGCCTTCAGTCCACAGCACATAGCAGATGCTAGTGCCTAGCAGATGCCTGACTGCTGTGTGGGGAAGCCCCATCCACTTTGCCACTGCCACTGCCTTAACTTCAGCCGGCTGGCCGTCAGCAGTGCCACCATCATAATAGGCAATTACTTGCCCATTGGCTTTGGTGATTTGGTAAGCCCGGTAAGGGCAGGTTTCGGGTGCGTTGCGTTTTGTCATTTTGTTTTTGGGTTTGGTTTCCAGCTGACCGGTAGGGTCAGCCAAAATGATTATGACAAAGCTTCAATGAACAGGTGATGGTTAACCATTACAGCTAACCTTCACTTCTAACATCATAGCAGATAGTTTTATTTAGTCAAGCAAACAATTTTAACGCATCCGGAAAGTGGACACAAAAAAGCCCCACCATTTCTGGTGAGGCTTGAAGCTGTAAGGGTCTTAACCTTACGCAGTCTTGATACGCTTACCGCTTGTGCCTCGGGCGGCCTTGACACCAAAACGCATTGTGGCCGTAAGACGAACAATGCCGTCAGCATCCTGCGAGCGAAGCACCTGAACCGAAAGACCGGAAGGGTCAGTGGCTGTGGAAACTTCACCCGGGAACATACCGGCATAAGGGGCTGCCATACCGATTGCCAAAGAGTCAGCTCCACAGGCAAACGCTGCCAGATTTTCTGCGTTGGTAGGCAGGTCAGTGAATTCAAAGACTTGGAAGCCGGAGATTGTGCCAATCAAACCGGAGCTGATAAGCGAAGACTGACCATTGCCATTGAACGGAGCTGTAAGCGTAGCATCCTTACGGAGAGCACCGGCATAAGCACCATTAACCAGAAGGCAGCGGGGGTCACCGGCCTTAGCGTCATTCAGGTCTGTGTTCAGGTCAACAACCTGAGCATAGTTGAAGTTAGCGGCAGTGATGACTTCATTAGCAGAGAAGTTAGCATTGATGAGGGTAGCACCAATTTCAGCGTGCACCTTCTTCACCAGCTGGTTGATAGCTTCCGGAACGAAAGCCCGGGCAAGGTATTCTTCACCATACTCACCAATTTCATCAGGCGAGAAATCCTTGGTGCTGTGCAGGTGTTTAAGCGTCACGCTGACGGCCGTCAAATTTGCGTCATCGGCCTCTTTGTAGCCACCATTAGCCTTGGAAAATTCCTTGGCAGCACCACCGGACACAAGGCTGACCTGAATGGTCTTGCCAACAGCGTTGGTAGAAAGGTTGGTGGAGAAAGCGGACAGGAAACCCAAGCGACCCTTAAGGCCGGGCAGGATGATTTCGGAAAGGGCTGCCGGGGCAGCCGAGAATGTATTAGCCATAGTAGTAGTTTATTAGGTTAGGTTAAGGTTAGGAAAATTTAGGAAAGGTTAAGAGGGTCAAGAATAGCCTTATGCTTACGGAAGAAAGCCTGCTTTTCTGTGCCGGCCTTCATCTTAAGGAAGGTAGCCCAGACGCTCTTGGCATCTGTGACTTCTTCCGAAGCAAGCTTGTCAGCAGGGGAAGCGTCAACCGGCTTCATCCCAAGATTGGAAATCACCTTGGCAGCTTCCTTGGAAGCAGTGACCTGTGTGGCCTGAGCGTCAGCAAGCAGCTTGGACAGCTCAGACTTTTCAGCTTCGGCCTGAAGCTTGTGGGCTTCAAACTCAGCCTTCAGCTTGGTGGCCTCATCAACAGCAGCCATCTTCTCAGAAGCAAGAGCTTCAAAGGACTTCTGAAGGTCAGCCTTCTCAGTCTGAATAGCTGTGAGCGTAGAAGCCAGCTTTTCAACCTGAGCTTCAGGGGTGAGGGATGTAGTTTCGTTAAGCATCTTATCAATGCACCTTGAGTCAAATGCCTTGGCTTCCCGGTCTAGCTTAGCCACTTGCTTTTCAGCCCAATCAGCAGCGTCCATAACATCACCGGAAACAGACCCACCCCAGATAAGCCAAGCCACAGCACCAGCACCCGGAAAGTCCGGGTTGCCGGGTTTATTCTTTGGGGCATCAAGGTCAGGCTTATGCCTAGCAAACCAAGCCGGCATCCTTCTCAGCTTGCTTTCAGTGGTAAAACCTTGGGCTAGCTCTCTAGCTTCATCCAAGGTTTTATCTGTCAGGCCATCACCACCCTGACCTTCCCGGTTGTAATCTAGACCCCTTTGAGCGTTGGCCTTGATGAAATTGGGAACATCAACAGGCATTGTTCAGGCAGCCTTCTTAAAGACTTGCTTATAGGCAGTAGGTTCAAGCTGCGTCATCAGCACCTTGAAGCTGTCCACCAGACCGGTGGCCAGACCCTTCATAGCAGCATCCCGGCCGGACATAGAAGCACCGGTCAGGTCAGCATCAGCAACCATTTTACGCTTAAGCTTCACATTGCCCTTAAAGGTATTGGCCGTATCAATGACGGACTTTTGCAGGTAGGCTTCCTGTGCAGATGTGACTTCAGTGCCGGGAATACCAATGCCCTTAAGCTCATCAGACCGGAACACCTTAACCTTGATACCCATAGCCTTGGCCTGTTCAGAAACATCTGTAACAACGGCATAGACCCCCACGCTTCCCACGGAAGCTGAAGGGCTGACTGCCACCCGGTCAGAAGCACTGCCAATCCAATAGGCACTGCTGTTCATAGACCCGGCACTGAAGGCAATGGTTGGGATTTTCAGCCCACGGATTTTAGCAGCCAATTCTTCCACACCATCAATAGTGCCACCATCTGAATTGATGTTGAAAACAATTTGCTTTGGGTTGGCAGCAACAGCTTGGTCAATCCAATCATCAAGCACTTCAACATCTGTTGCCCCGATTGCTTCAATGGGGCTGAGTCCCTTGCCAATCATACCGGTCACCGGGATTACAAAGGTGCTTCCAACCTGATAGGGCTTAGGAGCTTCACCAAAGAATTTGGAAAGCAGGTCTGTGAAGCCAAGCTTTTCAGCTGTGGCAAGGTGCTGTTGGGCAATCTGGTAATCCACCAGAAAGACCTTCTGGCCTTGGATGGCTTTAATAAGGTTACGCATAATTAAAGTGATTAGGTGTCTTGGTTTTCAGTGTGTTCCTGCTTTTCAATGGCAGGGCTTTCAGGCTGGCCGGCTTCGCCATTGTCAGCCTGACCCATCTGGACTTCAGCAGCAGTGGGCTTGCCCTGTCCCTGCTGAAGCCAATTGAAGCCGGGCTTGTAGAGCGTCCAAAGCGGGATGCCTTCCTGCTCAGCCAGCTGCATAATAAACTTAAAGTCAGCAGCACGCTTGGTCATTTCAGTCCGCAGGTCTAGACCACGCTGTGCATAAATCTCAGACATAGACAGCAAGCCTAATTCAACATCAGCCCGGTCAGACGCAGCATCCCGGCCGGCATCAATGGTCAGACGCTTGGGGGTAGTCCAGCTGACCTTCCACCAATCGGGGCTGTCAGGCAGCTCACCCTTGGCAATCTTAGTGCCAATAACATAAAGATAAACAGGGGTGCAAAGCTTCTCAATCAGGATGGTCTGCCACCGGCTAAAGATGCGGTCAGCCTTAGCTGCAATCAAACGCAAGGCAGCACCACCGGAAGCACCGGGGTTGCTGGTGAATTCATAGGGGATTGTCCCCCGGGCAATGTCCTTTTGAACTGCCTCTAGGAAAGCCACAAAATTATTACCGGGGCGTTTGCTTTCTAAGCTGGAAAGCTGTTCACCGGGTTCAAGCACAGCAAGCTTGCCACCAAGCTTCCGGGCTAGCTGCTCACCATTGCTGCCGGAAGCACCAAGCTCATCCTTCAGCTGGCCGGCCACAAAACCATTTTGCTTGTGCAGCACCCTAGTAAAATCTGCGTCATTCTGGACAGCCAGCATTTCCAATTTCAGGATAGCGTCTTCCGATTGGATGTCTGCCCAGCTATGTTGTAGCAGGGGTAGTCCCCGGCTGCCGGAAGAATAATCCTGCTCACAAATCTGACGGACAGAAGAAGCTTCACGGAGCTTGCTCTTGCCGTTGCCTTCAAGGATGTTGAAAGCCCGGATGCGTCCAACGCTATCAAACTGCACCCCATCAATCATCCCGGCCGGCACAGGTTCACCAACAGGGTCACCAACCCGGTGACCTTCCAGCATCTGAAGCTTGGGCTGGCCTTCTTCATCTTTAACGAAAAGTGCAAAGCTATCACCATCACGGATAGCACCCCTAAGCAGGATGCGTTGGATTTCCACCCAGCTAAACCTTCCGGTAATGTCTAAGCCCTTGGCAGCTTCAGTAAAAGCTTCTTCATACAGCTTAGCCTTGGCTGCATCTGAGCAATGTGACTGATGGGTTAGAGAGTCACCCACCACATAGGTCACGAAGTCACCAAAGATTTGACGGACTAGGCCACAGTTTCTTTCACCATACCGCAGACGCTTAATCATTTCCAGCCTGTCAGCCGGGGTATAGTCAGCACTAAAGTCAACCGCTGTGCCGTAGATGGCAGCCCGGTTTCCGTTATTCTGGATGCTGGTAAACTGCTGCGTGCCAGCCAGCTTCTTAGGCTGGGTGGCTTCTGCGGTTGTCTGGATGATACGCTTAGCTTTCTTGGCCATAAAAGATTAGTCCTGCAAGTTATCCCAAGTCTGCCGGATTACTGTTGTCCGTTCCCCATAGACAGTAGGATTAAGGACAGACAGGGCAAAGGAAGTTTCTGCAAAACGCTCTTTAGCCGGCATTGTTACCTGCTTCCCTACCGAAGTCCCGCTGTCAGAATAATTGACAGTGACTAGGCCGGTTGTCAGCTCAGCCAATGCAGCATCCCGCATTGAAAGCAAAGTTGCTTCAGATAACCCTATGAAAATGCCGGAAGCCATTTAGGATGCAGTTTAAGTCAATTAGGGTTCACACCTTGGCCAGCCCCAAGCAACGCTTATGAAGACCCATCCTATTGCATCACTTCTGGCCAAGGTGCTACTGCCGGCAAATGTGCCCCGGCTTGGCCGGCTGTCAACCGGCATCCGCTTCAGGCTTAGGGTCTGCCGTCACTGCCTCAGTAGCTTCCCGGCCAATGATGCCCCAACGCACTGCAAGGATTAGACCCATCAAGGCACAATCCCAAGCGTGGTTTCCCTGCGTCTTTCCGGCCGGCATAATCCAATGGGGCTTCCCTGTCCGGCTATCCTTCACCCGGACTTCTGCTGTCAGCTGCTGCACATACTCATCAGGCACATTCCGGGGGTAGCTGTGCAGCCTACGCTTCTGCAATCCCGCCAAGAAATCCTTGGTGGCAAGGTTGCTCCAAACAATCATTTCACATCTACGCTGCTGGCCGGGAATAAAAATCAATTGTTTGTCTGAATAGAAACGCTTGGTGGTTTTGCCCCCCACATCCTGCACAGTGAAGTCAGCCTGACCACTACCCCTTAAAGCCTTCCAGCCCCGGCTAGCACATTGGGCATAGACCTCTTGGGTCTGGTCACCACAGTCAACCCCACACAGGGCTTTGTGGACATTGTGGGTCTTGGCCAAGTCATCAAGCTGCTGCCAAGTCTCAATCTTCCCATACCACATCAGCCGGCTGTGACCGGTCTTTGCCCAGCTACGCACTTCAGCCCATAGGTGTCCACGCTGCACATCCGCTGCCATTGTCCGGAAAGGTATAGACCCATCAGGGATGTTTCCGCTGTTCACATCCACCACCCGGCCTTCAGGGGTCAGCTTGGCTTCCAAGTCCCAAGCATCCCCAAGAGAATAGTCACCGGCCGTAGCCTGTGCCACCATTTCACCGGAGTCTTCAGACCAAGGCTGTGCCAGACGCTTCTGCTTAAAGATGCGTCTAGGGGCATCATCACCATAAAGGTCATAGGCTTCTTTGCCCTTCAGGAGCTTCACAGCTTCCTTGCCAAAGCTGCTATTACATAGGCAATTCCAATGCAGCCCAACGCTGCCCCAGCTGCTAGCCTGTTGGGTAGGCTTAAAGCAAGCACCCCGGTCAATCCGGTTGGCTTCAGCTCTTACACCCGGGCTGTCCTTAAGCCGGGTCTGGCAGTTACAACATTCATAGGTAGTGCCGGCTTCAACCTTCTGGAAGTCCCACATCCCGCCCACCTTCGCATCTTCCGGAAAGCGGATGTAATCCCACAGCCAAGGCTGCACATAATTGCAAGATGGACAGGCAAAGCACCACTGCCGTTTGTCTGTGCTGTCGTGCAAGGTGTGAAAGTCATCCCCAATAACCCCACCTTGTGAAGTGATGATTACCCTACCCATCCAGCTGAAGCTTTGGGTTCGTGCCATTGCTTCTGCAATGTGACCCTTTGGGATTAACCAAGCTTCATCAATGATGACTGTCCGCAAGCTCAGGCGTTGCAGGTTGTTTTCATTCCAAGCACCCCGGCAGTAAACTGTCACCCCATTGGCAAAGTCAGCCACTGTGCTTTTGTCGTTATCACCTTCAGCAAGCAAACCCTGCACCACCGGTGTCTGCTTCCACAAAGGCCGGACATAACGTAGGAAGAAGTCTTTGGCTTCAGGGTCATTGGCCTGAAGTATCATAAAGGGGGCAGGGGCATTGACTATCTGCCAAATGGAATAAAGCCGGATGAACAATG